AGGAACTTTTGTGCTTTTGGGTCATTTCTAACTTCAGCCGCCAAACCCTTCGCCATATTACCACCCTTTGTGTTCATTAGGTGTTCGTAAATTGGCGTAGGATAAGCACCTGGTGCCGAAGGTTGGGCCACAACATCAACTGTGATGATCTCAAAGTCTGAAACTTCGCCGCTTCCGTATTCGTTCATGTTTCCAGAACCTCTACTTGATACGCCTAGTTTCACACCTGATTCCAACATAGTTTTGACAAGTTGGCCCATCGGTGTCGGTAAAATTTTCATTTTACCATATCCATTTGGTCCATCCATCCACATTTCAGTAATCATGTGAGACACACGGTCCAAATTAATTTTTAAATCGTCTGGATGATCTACTTCTCCAAGAACACTATAACCTGAACTGATCTGATCATTAAGAGTTTTTACTGCTTTTCCAATTTCGTTTACTGGGTAAACTCTTTGGTTAGCATTCTTAATGCCTCCTTGAATACAGATTCCTTTCATGTACAAATCTTTATTGTCTTGACCTTCGTGTAAGATCTGTACTCTGGCCTGATCGTAAGTTAGATGTTCTCTAAGATATAAGCTCATTAGACTCTCCTAAAAATCAACAATTACTTACGTGAAGCAACTGGAGATTTTGCTGATTTATCTGAATGGTCTTTAGTATCGGCTTTAGGTGCTTCTTTTTTCATTGAAGTGCCTTTATCTTTTCCGCCGGTATTTTCAAAACCACCTGATCTTTCTGCTTTAGCAGTTGGAGCCGGTCTACCTGTGTCTTCACCGCCAACGCCAGATTTTACTGGAGTTCCGCCGTGTTTTGAGGTAGTAGCTTTAACTGGTGATGCTTTACTATCAGCTTTGTCTGAGTTATCAGCTGACTTTTGGATCTTGTATTCTTTTACAGTTTCCTTAGCCGCTTCTTTTGACTCAGCATTTACTATAGGTTGAGTTGTTGCTGTTGGTACAACTGGTGCAATAGCTTGTTCTTCTGCTTCTTCTTCGCCATTGTCATCACCTTTGTCGCCCATCATAGCTTCAAATTCTGCTTTTAATTCGTCTAAAGCGTCTTCTAAATCAACAATTCTTTCTTCCTGAGATTGTTCTTCGCCGTTTGCTTCAGCGTCTGGGTCCATAGCAACTTCCATATCGTCAGCCGCTTTATCGCCTTCGCCTTCATCATCAGCAGAGATGTCTTTGATTAATTCGTCAGTAGCATCGCCACCAATTTCTTCAATCTTCTCTTCTTCAGTTTTTTCTACAGGTGCTTTAGCAACTACTGGTGCAGTTACTATAGATTCTTCTGCTTTAGCTTCGTCTTTTGTTTCTTCTTTAGCTTCTGCAGTTTCTTCTTTAGCTGTCTCTTTAACTTCTTCATCTTTAGCTTCTTCTTTAGCAGTTTCTTCTACTTTTTCTTCTGCTTTTTCGTCTTTAGCTTCAGTTGTTTCAGTTTCTTTGACTTCTTCTTTATTGTCTTCTTTAGCTTCGTCTTTAGCTTCTTTTGTTTCTTCTTTAGCATCAGCTTTTGTATCTTCGTCCGCAAGTCCTTCGTAGATATCTCTTGATTTTTCTACTACGATTTCATGGAAAAGTGCTTCTGCTTTTTCGTTTTCTTCGTTTATTAGTAATTCTAACAAACTTTCAAATTTATTCGTCATTACACGTGCTCCTTTTAAAGATTTATACTTATAAGTGTTTATATTTACTAAAAAATGGAAAAAAGGTGCCTATATTTGAAGAAAAACCGTTCTTTTTGCTACAATTTTATCTGTATGTCAAACTTTGATAACAGTTCCTCTGTGCTTATATGAGTTAGGTTGTCATTCCATTCTAAATCCTTTGGTGCGAACCACCCTTTAGGAATAACCCTATAGAATTTAATATTTTTGAAATCTTGTAAGCAACGTTTGGTTTGATTCATCCAATTACCATAAAAAGTTGCTTCATCTTTGCTTTTTTTATAGTTACGAGTATCTTTGAATAGGTTATTAAACTTATGTCTCTGGGTATGTTTCTCATCTCTAAACCCTTGATAGTCAAATCCAAGTATGTAAATCGCTTCAAACTTACGATCACAAGCCATTCTTAATGCTGTGGGTCCTGAACTCCAACCTAAACTAGGTTGAAACCATTTAACGTTATCTAGTATTTTTTGATTTTTGTTATATTGTGCATTAAAGTTTGAGTACACTTGATTATTAATAATGTAATCAGTTTCTGCTATTTCTAATACCATTTTAGGATCAACAGCAACTAAAAAATCAGGACGATCTGTACGATATACACCATTACAGGCAAATACTGTACCGTGTTTCTTTAAATCTTCTATTTGGATTCCTTTTCGGGTTTCACCATTCCCTAATACAAAGGCTATATTGGACATTATAACTCTAAGTTATCTATTTCGGCTTGTTGTCCATACATTTTTTGGACAAAAACTGCTTCTTCCTTTTGTTGATCATCGTGTTCTTCAGATGCTAATCTCAATGAATTGATATCTTTGAGTGTAAGGCGTGTTTTTCTAGTATCGTCTTTATCTAATATAGAAATATCGTTTTCAGGATCGTAAGTACCATCTTCTTTGGGACCGTCTTGGTCGTATGTAAAGAATTCGTTCAGTTTCATATACGTATTTATTATACTCCTTGGCCTCCACCGCCACCACCGCCTGGTGCTGTTGCTCCACCACCTGGTGTTTGTCCTGGTTGTGGTCCGCCCGGTTGTCCTGGTTCTGGTGATTCAGGGTCAGCTGTTGGTTCTTCAAATTGGTCTAAGTCTGATGAAATACCTGCTTTTGAAACGCCACCGGATCTAAGTTGAGCATTTTTACTTTGTTTTTTCTGTGGTATATTGTTTTCTTCCGCCCAAAGATCAGCATTTCTTGCCATTTCTTCTTCACTTAAACCTAGATATCTGCTTAACGCAAATCTTTTAGACATATAAGGTAGTTCTGCTACCTGTGTAAATGATTGAATTCTTGTTTGGTCCATTTCAGTTTGTCTGTATGCCGCAAAGTTTTGTGGTGGATTAAGTTTTAATTCAAACATACCACTATCAATGTTATAACCTTTTGATTTTATCCACATTTTAAACTCTTCATCAAATGTTGGGTTTAACATACTTTGTAATCTCATACAATATTTGTTAAATCTTAATTCTTGGATGTACGCAGTACCTACTCTACCGTCATTATATTGTTGTTGTCCATCGTCTGGACCAGTTGGCAAGTATGAACTTGGTATTCTTAAACCTCTAAACAGTTTGTTTGTAAAGAATTTAAGGTCATCTATCTCACCTAGGTTAGTACCACCCGGTAGTGTATCAACTTTAGATCCTCTTCCTTCTGCTGTTTGCGGAAAGAAGTAATCTTCATTAATGCTCATAGGGTTATATGTTGCATCAATATAGTTGACACCACCTGATGTGCTTGGAATTCTTCTTTGATTAATTTCATTTTTAACTCTTTCAACGAATTGCATAGCCAAGTGTGTTGGCATATTACCTACGTCGATATAAAATACTCTTCTTTCAGGTGCTCTTTGAACCCTGTAAATGATAATTGCGTCTTCTAATAATTCTTTTTGTTTGTAAACTTTGAAAATTTGTTCTAATACTGATTGTCCAAAAGGAAATAAGTTGTCTAACCCGTCTGACATTGACATATGTACAACGTGTTCTGCATTAATGTTGTATGCATTCATTGATCTGTAGAATCTACCACCTGCATGGGCTCCAGCAAAGCCTGACATATTAGCAGTTGCACCTGCATTTGCATAACTTTGACCGTATGCCGAAGTACCGCCACCTGTTGTTCCACCACCACCATAAGTTTGATTAGGTGTAATTTGTGTTGCACTTAATCTTTGTAGGTTTGGATTGATATCTCTTATAACATATTGTTCAGGTTTTTTACCTTCTGATTCGTTAACAACTATTCTGTCAACTTTTGCGTTGTCAATGTATAACCATTTAACTGTTTCTGGATCTCTTACAAAGAAACAGTCTCCATATTTTAACGCATTTCTAAATATTCTAAAAATTCTTTTAGTAAGTTTGTTTGCTTTTGTCCATTGTTGAAGTGCTTTCTTTAAAAGTTTTACTTCGTGGTCAGTTGTTTCGTCTTTGAATATAATATCAAATGGTGTTTCGTTTTCTTTATTTTGTTGTGTTGAGAATTCTGCTAGGATATCTAGTGCCGCATTAATTTCACTGTCTGAATCCATTTGGTCATATTGAAAATATCTTTGAATTCTGTTTGGATGTCCTGTATAAACATCAGGCAAATAAGAACTATAATTTCTTTTTGCAAAATTAGGTACTTTTTCTCCACTAATTGGAGATAAGTTTACATCATTAAAATACTTTTTCCAAGCCATACTTTATATTACATTCTTTCCAACATTTTTGCAACCATTAACTAACTAATCCAATTTGATTTGGATTTGTCCGTGCCGTTCGTTCGACAGCGGTCATAATTTTTTTATCGATCGCATTACTAGTATTTAACGATTCTAGTGATGAACTTGTTAACTTATTTCCAGTCCTCATTTCCGTTACCATTGTCGCTAAATGTTTTTCCATTGCTTCATATTTGGTATTTAAAATATCAGTTACATCTGATTTTGCAACTGCCGTGCTATGTGTACCTGGTGTAATTATTTCATCTTTGTGTACTAGGTAAGATTTACCAGCATCCATCGGTCCTCCAACTGCTTTTGGTCCACCAAATGTGCCACCAATTGCTTGTCCGCCCATGGAACCTATTCCCATTCCAATTAATCCACCAATAACTGTTCCTATTCCAGGAATAGCAGAGCCAATTGCCGCTCCAGCCAATGCTCCAGCCGCCGCTCCAGCCAAACCGCCTTTACCTCTAGCATCATTACTTTTATCGTCATCCATTAACATACCTGCACTAGAAGCCACTCCTATGGCCGCTCCTGCGGCCGGTAGTGCTCTTGTTAATCCAAATCTTCCTATTTTACTTGCCAAGCCTACTCCGCCAGCACCAGCTCCCATAGGTCCCATCGGTCCCCACATTCTTAATGCCGTATAAGTTCCTCCTGTTATTATTGCGGCTTGAGTAGCTTTGTCAAACAAATATCGTCCAACAATTATACCTGCCAATGCTGTACCTGTTAGTGCTGGAATTCCTGCAAGTATTTGTGCTATACCTCCTAGGCCTCCCATTATGCCTTGTAATCCTCTAGACAGTCCGCCTAATGCTGGACCAAATGATGCAAGTAATCCTGTTTCTATTTTTTGGAATTGTCCTGATAATCTTTTAGTTGCTTCTTGGAATGTTGTTAATCCTGATGTAAGTCCTGTGGCTGTTTTTGCTTGTTCTTCTAGAATAGAATTAAGATCCATATTTGTTGTTGCTAATCTAATAACTCCGCCTTGTAATCTCAAGAAGTCAACTGTACCTGTTACTGTTGCTTTATTAAATCTATCTTGTGATCTAATTGATGCATTTCTTATTGCAATTAATGCCTGTTCAGATGTTGTTGTTCCAGCAATTAAATTTTGTATTGCGGCTTGAGCCTCTGGCATATTTTGCACCAATGCAATAGCCGCCTCGGTAACTGGTCTTCCAGAGTTTGCAATTAAATCTTGGAAACCTTCTGCAAGTTCAGGTGATAAAGAACCAATTGTTCCAGCAAAAGCTTCTAAACGTATTCTAGTTGCATCAGTTTGTTTTGTCAACATCGCTTGGAATCGTTCATTAGACATTTGTTGTTCAATTTGTCTTTGTAATTCTTCTCTTTGTGTACCTGTAAGTTTTGCTAATCTGTCTAATTGTTTTGCAAAATTAATTGCACTTTGAATATTAGTTTGTGTTGCATTTGCATCAAAGTTAAAAGTTCTTCTTTGTCTTTCTAGGTTTAACAACATTGTTTCGTTAATTTCATCAACTGTAAATCCTAGTGGTGCTAATGATTCTGTTCCAACTTTTCTTAATCCTTCTGATAAGTTAGCAATTCCTCTTGCACCAGCAGTTGTTGAGCCAAACAATGCCGCTAAATTCTGTGAGTTACTTGCTACTAATGATGCAAAATCATCTAAAGGTAATAGAGCCTGTCCCGCGGCCTGCCTCATTTGAACTATACTTTGTCCAAAGTTTGCACC